AAAACCCATACGTTTATAATACCGCATTGTTGTTATTGTTTCAATGTGAATTTTTTGTGTTTTTTTATCAATTGTATAAATTAATAAACCAATTAATTTTTGATTTGGTGATTCTTCATTACGTAAAATTATTTTATTATCATATCCCCAATCTTCATATTTAATTGTATAATTTATAGAATTTATATTTTCAATTAATTTATAATGATTTATTGTTGTGATCATTACATTAGCATTTTGTATTTTACTATTTCTTCTTTTAAAAAATTAAAAGTTTGACGCATTACTGCATAATCAGCTTCATTATATGTTGATGAAAATTCAGTAAATTTATTTTCTAAATCATTCCAATCAATTTCGTGGTATAATTGTTCATCACTATCAATATTTTCATTTATTGATTTTTTAAAATCATTAATATTAGTATGCATAATTTTATTTTTTATTTTATATATTATTCTGGAAAATATGCAAATTCATTTACATCATTTCCATCCCATACTACATATTTAGCTGCAACTTTCATTGAAATTACTGGTTTATTTAATTTAGAATCAGTATGATGTAAACCATGTTCTATTGCATATTGTTTATTTATTGTTACCCAATCTCCTGGATTTATTGTGGTAATTCCTTTTGGCACAGCTCTATAAATTGTTACTAATTGTTCAGGTTTATTGTGGTAATTTTTTATAATTTGTGCTGATTGTTTATCAATAATATTATTATGATTATAGTAATAATGCATATGTGTATAAAAATCATTATCAACTAATTCATTTTTTGTCATATCATCAAGAGTTGCATATTGACCTTCTTTTTTAGTCATTCTATGATCATATTTATAATCAAGATTTTCGTTAAGTATAGAATTAATTTTTATTTGATTTTTATCAAATAAAACAACAATATTTGGATCTTTAAATGTATTACCAGATGGTAAAGTTATTGTTCTATTTTTAATAAAAATACAGTCGTAACCTTGTGTTATTAAATCATTTCGCATATTGATAAAATATTCAGTATCTCTTGCATGTTTTTCTCTTATAGAATCCCATTTATTCATTGTTATTTTATAAGGATTTTTATAAGATATATTTACATCATAAATATTTTGTCCAAATAATTCAGCTAATGATTTATCATCTGTTACAAAAATACCTAAAGCACTAGGTCCATTTGATTTATAATTTTGAAAAGTGGTAAATTTATAATCTGAACCATGAAACCATTTTTGATTAATTGTATTTTTAAATTCATTAATTGTTGTTATCATAATTCATATAAAAATTTTGTATTTGTGGTATCATTAAATACATTATCTAATAAATATTGATATTGTGGATATAATATTTTTACATTTATTTTAGTTGTTGAACCGGATAATGGTTTTGTGTGTGGTGATGTTGTTTTATATACATTTACATTTGTATAATTATTCCATTTTATAGTATTTAAAAAATTTGCTTTATCTTTTATAAATGTTTTTTCAGGAACTAAAACATAACCCCTTCTACCACTTTTTTCAAAAGTAATAAATATTCTTTCTGATGTTTTTTTATTTAATGTATGATCAGATAATTCACCAGGTTCATCATCTTTTAATGTTACTTTATAACCTAAACCTAAACTATTAATTCTATACATTTGTCTTTGAAATGAATATCCATGATGTGATTTATCTCTATCAAATGTAGCATTTAAATAATAATGAATCATTTCATGTGCCATTATATTTTTAAGTTTTTGGAATGTAATTTTAAATAATGTGGAAAATGTAAAATGTCTATCGTATGATTCTTTTGTTTTTGAATTTATTTTATAACCAAAACTAGCAGTATATGCTTTTGATGAAGATAATTTAAAAGGAATTATTGTTAAAGAATTATTAAAACATTCTTTATTCACTAAATTAAATAATTCAGTAAAATCATATTTTTTTAAATCAACAATATCATTTGGTTGATAATTTATTGATTCATATAATTTCCATTCATTAATTGTTGTTATCATAATGATTAATAATTTTTTAATTCGTTTTCTTCATAATTACTATTGTCATTATGTGTTGTTTGATCATCTATTGCATCAAAATCTTGATCATATTGATTATTTTTTTTAATTAATTTAATAGCACGTTTTTCTTCATCTTTAATCGGAAACCAATATGAATCCCATAATAAATAAATATCACCATCTTGATCAAAACCTAATATTTCGGTTGTATATCTAATGTCATTATTATATCCACCATTAAATTCGATAATATCACCTATTTGAAAATTTCCTAATGTTTCAGTAAATCCTTTTATTTGAGATTTATATTCTTCAAATTTTTGTCTATAATTGTTTGAATATTCTTCATATTTTTTTATTAGATCTACGTGTAAAATTCCATCTACAAATGTTTCAAATTTATCATCTAAATTTTCATTTAAAAATTGTTTGAATTCGTTAATTGTTGTTATCATTTTGTATATTATTTTTATTTTTATTTTTAAATTTAGTTGGAATTAAATCAATTCCAATTTTTTTAGCACTATTAATTAAAAAAACCATTAATAAAGTACCACCAGGTATTGGTAATATTATTAATGAACCTAAACCAACTAATTTTAATGTATCAATTGATATTTGTTTAAGTTTTCCAGCATCTTCTTTAGTTATTGATCCATTTTTTGTATAATGAATTAATATTTCTCTTGCATCATCATTGTATTCTAGTTGATTTTTTAATTTTATAAAAAAATCTTTAAATTGTTTTTTATATTTAATTATTAAATTACTAGACCAACCATTAGCAATTTTTAATACATTATCTTTTTTCATTAAAATTTTATTTCATTTTTAATCATTTTAATAATTTGTGTAATTGATGTATTATCATCTATTCTAAATGCATATCTTTTATTATCAAAATCAATTATTGATATTGTGTTTTTATCACCAAATTTTTTAATATCTATTTTATAACTTTGTGGTAATAATTCACGTAATGAATTATAAATTATACTTTGGAAAGATGGTGAAAATGTTGATTTTTTAAATAAATCTTTTTTAGACGGGTTTAATGATCCAATATGTAACATATGATTTTCGTTAATTTGTATTTCTGGTTTTGATCCAATATTTGTTTCACAAAAATTAATCATATCCATTTCAGCATCAAGTGGAGTTTGTAAATCAGCATCAACATCGGATTTATAATCATAATAATCATTATTTACAGATTTAATACTCCATTTCCATCCAGAAATAGGTGATTTCCATATTGTTGCATGAAATTGAGACCAGTAATAATCATAAGAATTATTTTCGTTTATTTGGTTTTTGAATTCATTTATATTTGTTATCATTATTTAGTTTCAATTTTGTTTATTATTTCAAGCTATTAATTGATATTTCATTATAAACAATTAATTGTTTAATATAACTAATTAATAATGTAGTAGGTAATTTTGTATTTCTAAAAGAAGAAATATTATTACTTACTAATTGTTGAGCCTCAACTGGATAATTTTCAACATACTCAGTAACTACCGCATTTAATTGTGCATCTTGTGTATTTTCATTTATATTTTTTGATTCATTAATTGTTGACATAACGTCATTATAAACATCATCAATTTCTTCAATTTCTAATTTATATTTATATTTTTGAATTAATTCACTTAATTCTGCATGAAATTGACCATAATTATAATCTGATCCTTCATTTATTTTTTTAAATTGATTTATAGTTATAATCATTTATATACAATATTTTTTATTTATATATTATTTTTTTAACTTATATACATATGTGGCACAAAAACTTTTTATAAATTTTAAACTATTTTTAATAAAATGATATATGTAAAAAAATGTGCCACATATGTATATAATTGATAATTTAAAAATATATGAATAAAATAAACATATTAGACAAGCTTAAATAAAATATATAACTATAAGAAAAATAGAGTATCTAAAATGATTACTGAAGAAAATGTTTTTATTTATATAAAAAATAAAAAAGCTCAAACATATTATAAAAATAAAGGATTTGAATCACAAATTGATTCTTATTTAAAATTTCCTATTTCTCAGTTAAATTTAAAATCACACATAAAAATAAAAGCTAAATGTATATGTGACAAAATAGTAGAATTATCATATTGTAAATATAATGAAAATATAAATAGATGTGGTTTTTATTCATGTAAACAGTGTTCTAATATTAAAAGAAAAAAAACAACATTAGAAAATTTTGGTGTTGAAAATATTTCACAAACAAACAAAAATAGAGAAAGAATGTCAATATTTATGAAATCTGATGAATTTAAAAACAAATCAAAAGAAACACAAATAAAAAAATATAACGGGCATTATTCAAAAACTGATGAATTTAAAAATAATATAACTAATATTTATTTAAATAAAACTGAAGAACAAATAAATCATATAAATAAAAAAAGAAAAGATACGGTTTTAAGTAAATATAATGTAGAACATGTATTATTAGATAATATAATTCAAGAAAAATATAAAAAAACTATGTTTAATAAACATGGTGTAAATTCACCTATGCAATCTCTTATATTAAGAGAAAAAAGAAGAAAAACATTTTTTGAAAAATATGGTACAGATTATGCAACATCAAACAATATTGTTAAACAAAAAATATTAAACACTAAAATTAAAAGAGGTTTAATTACAGATTATTCTATATGGTCAAAAATAGATTTTAAAAAATATAAAAGAAAAATTTATTATTTAACTAGAAAAAAAATTAATATTTTAAAAGAAAATTGGGACGGTTATGATTATTATGATAAAAAATATATAAAAAATAATTATAGTTTACATTTTACGCACGGATTATATCCAACAGTTGATCATAAAATATCAATACATTCATCGTTTATTTTAAATAAAACTATTACTGATGTAGCTGATATAAATAATTTATGTATTACAACAAGAAGTAATAATTCTAAAAAAAATAAAAATAACGAATACAATTAATATATGATTTGCCCAAATTTCAAAAAATTAAAAACTAATGGAACTACAATGTTTGTATTTCCAGGTACTGCAGAAGATAAAAATTTTGAAACACAAAATGATAATTACAATATGCGATTATCACATTATGTTTTAGTTAATATACCAAGACAAGTTGTTTCAAATGAAATAATGAATTTTACTAAAGCAAATCCAACAGATCAATTATATGATCCAGGTGCATTTTATGAAAATTCAACATCTATAACACCTGCTGCATTTAAAGATCAATTAGTTGAATCTTTACGTAATTATGTGGCAAATCATGAAGCAACTATTAGAAATAGTAAAGTTAATTCAAATACATTTTATTATGATACATTTGAACCGTATACCACAACAGAAAAAATATTTTGGAAATGGGCAAAGAAAGTTGGTATTATTGATTTTGAAGTTGCAGATACAAATTTAGATTTTTTTGGAGCAGATACTAAATATGATAATTTAGGACCAAGTGGTAATAATGATTATTTTAGAGAATATTTATGGAGAGAAAGAACAAATACAATTTATTCTTTAAATTTAGCACCTACATTTAATCCTGTTATTGCATTAGGTTTACCAGCTTCATATCAATGGATTGATTCAAGTGATGTAATTCAAGATGAAACAACACCAATTACCGCAACTGCTGGTTATCAGTTTGCTACAATTGTGTTAGCAAATTCATCACAATTAAAACCAGGTGATTATATTTTAATGAATGTTGCTGGATTGGATTCAACACCAAATTATTCAACAACACAATCTTATTTAAAAGTTGTAGCAATTGCAACAGATACAGTATTAAATGATACATTAGTTTTAGAAGTTGATTCAACTGTTTTATTAAGTGATTTTGGTACTGCATCATCAATTGATTTATATAATGCTTATGAAAGATTTGTACAATTTATATCAGAAATTACTGGAGTAAATAATGTACAATTACCAGATAAATCATATACAGAAACTTATGCTTACATATCACATCAACATGGACAAATTCCTTATGCGTTGTGGAATATTAAACAAGATAATAATTATAAACCTAATTTAGAATTTCCTATATTAGCATCTGAAATTCAACAAGAAATTCAAGGTGGTGAAAATCCTAATAATCCAATATTAATTAATCCAACAACATATCCTGGTGATATTTGGGGACAATTTGATACTGGTGGGTTTAAATATACAACACAATCTGGTAACATTTTAAAGCGTTCTGGTGAGTATTATGGTAATTATGCTATAACTAACATAGCACCATCACTAAAATGGCCTGAATTTAGATCAAAAAATATTGATGGTTTAACTTTAAATTTGGATATTAATGATTATGCAAAAGCTGTTTCATATTTATTTCCAATAGAATCATTTAATGAATTTGGAGCAACATCATTTGATAATATTGCACCAAAAGATTTTAAATTTAATGCGATATTGTGGTATTATACAATAGAAGATATTAGTGGTAATACAACAAAAACTGCAACTAATTTATATGGTATTGAGTTTTTAGATACACCAGCGAATGATATTGATATTTTAAAAACAAAAATACCAGAACAAACTAAATTAGTTTCAAATGGTTTACAAGATGGTAATTCATTTACATGGTCGTTAGATACAAATTTAACAATTGAATCTGGTACAGAAGTACCAAGTTTTGATCCAGATAAAGTTTATTCATTATTTGGAATGGAATTATATTATGAAGCGTTAACAAGATTGACATATTTTAATGATCAATTGACTAATTTTATTGCATCAAATTCACAATTAGCACAACAAGTAAATAATTTAACTGGATTGGTATATACACAACAATCATTGGAAAGTATACGTGCTAGAATGAATAATTTAGAAGATTTATTAAACATTTATTCAACATTACAAATTGGTCCATCTGATGCTATTATTCCATATTTAGATACCACAGTTAATCCACCATTGCTACGTTTAAATTCAATAGATAAACAATATGGATTTGTTTATCAATTTGATACAAAATCAATGTTTACTGAATTTACAAATACAAATTCATTAACTGAAATTGCAGTTGTTGATAAACAAATACCAGTTGCTAATGGTAAAGACTTTTTAGTTGTAATAAACAATAATGATAATTCAGTTCCTGTTGTTTCATATGATGCAACAATTGAAATGGCACCATTGAATATTTACATTGAAAAAGATTTATATTACAAACAAAAAATGGATATATTAATTTTACCAAAAGTTAATAATGAAGTTTTAAGTGTTACAAATATTGTAAATGAACCAATTAATGATAAAAAAATAAATTTATTTATTAAATATGATGATGGAAATGTGGTACAAGATCATTTAATTGGTGAATTTAGTTTACCAGTATTAAAAAATTATAATGGTACAAATTTATATGATGAAACACATGTTGGTTTAAATGAAACACCACAATGGAAAATTAGAAATGTATTTTATTCAAAATCAAATACAAATGAACGTGTATTTTCATTTATTATTGAAGACGATTTAATTAATAAAATAAATCCTTCTGATAGAGGATTTATTGATAGATTAACAAGAGTATTTATTGAAGATTTTTTAATTGAAGATAATCCATCTGCACCAACATTTACACATACTGATTTATCATCACAATATCCAGTTTATGATAATCCGTCGTATGTTAGAAGTAATGTAATTGATACTGAGGTTTTAACACCTGGAACAGGTTACACACCAGGTTTATCAACACATTTAGGTTTAACATCAGTCAATGTACCAAACGTTACTATTGATGTTGAAATTGAAGCTAATTTATCTGGTGAAATTATAAATGTTGAATTAATTAATTCTGTTGGTTTAACTAGTCTTGATGCTATGACTTCACCGTTTGATTTTGCTGTATCTGGCGGTACTGGTTTTATAAGTATAATTGTTAAACCAGTAACTAGAATTGATATAGCGGTAAATATAAATATTAATCAACAATTATTTGTATTATTATCAAATTATGATACATTATTGAATATCAACTCTTTACCATTAAATACAAGAAAAAATATTGATAAATATTTATATAAATTACCAACATTAACATTCTTAAAAGGATATAAAATATCATTAGCTAGAATATCTGATAATCCAGTAATTCCATTAGATTTTATTGATCAACGTTATAATATAAAAATAGACAAATTATAATATGAATATTTTATATTTATTTGAAGAAATTATTAAAAATTATAAAGCATTATTCTTTGATAAAATTAAAGAAAAATCAAATGATGGTTGGAAAATAATTTATAATATTCAAGGGTTAAATTATAAAAATACATTTTATCCAAATTTGAAATTTATTTTTTGGATGGATAAAAATTTGAGTAAATTAACTGATGATGTAGTAACATATTTGTATAAACAAAATTGTGTTTTTCAATCACAATTAATCAATGAAGAAAATTTTGAAGAACAAATTGATAATATATTACAAGAAATAAAAAAAGAAAAATCAAATGATGATATTATTAACTTTATCCTTAATGGTACTGATCAATTTAATAGTGAAGTTAAAAAATTAAATTTAGAATTAGTTTTTGATAATTTGGCATATAAACCAAGCGGTAATGCTGCGTGTATGTTACATACATTTAATTTTGATTTATCAGCAAATGATGATCTATTTAATTTTCAATTGAAATGTAATAAAAATGATTGGGATTTAATTATAAATACAAATAAAATAACAATTGATTTAAAAGAAATATATAAAACAATTATTGAAGTTATAAAAGAAACAAGAGAAAAAAAAGAGAACTTATAAGTTCTCTTTTTTTTTTTAATTTAAAACAAGTAATAACAATATATAATAATAAAAATTGTTAAATGAAATTAACAGAATTAACATTCAACAAATTATATCAACAGATAGTTTATAATTTAAAAAATTTATATTCCAGAGCGAATAGTTCATTTACATTAGCTTCACCATTTGGACAAATATTACAAGCAATAACTGCAATATTTCAATTGAATACATTGAATGTACAAAATGTACAAAGATCATTAGATTTAAATGATGCAATGAATAATAATGCAAAGACTGTAAGAGCTTTAGCAACAATTGGACAATATAATCCAAGTCGAGGCCAATGTGCTAGTGGTGGTATTAAGATCAAATTAAAACAAGGAATAAATGTTGCGGAAGAAATTGGTGGAACATCTATAACATTTTTTAATAGACAAAAATTAAAAAATATAAAAAATAATTTTGATTATATTTTAGATTTAAATCAAGAAAGTTTAACATTTACTTTATATAATGATACACCAATAAATTTATCAATTGTTCAAGGAAATTACAAAACAATTACATTTACTGGGACTGGTGAAAAAAATCAAACATTTGTGGTACCATCAGTAACTGGTAAAGAAATTGATAATTTTAAATTTTTGTGTTATGTGAATGGTGTGTTGTGGCAACCAAAAAAACATAAATTTGATATGTTATTAAATGAAAAAGCATATGTTGCAAATACATCATTTTCTGGTGGTGTTGATTTAATATTTGGTAATGGTGACGAAGGAATGATTCCAGAATTAGGTTCAGTAATTACTTTTGAATATTTAGTTACTGATGGACAAGAAGGAAATTTAATTGATACACAATTAAATGAATTTAAATTTATAGATTTACCTATTAATGATTACGGAACTGATATTGATGCTGATCAAGTGCTTGATATTGATATAGATACAGAAGTTACATTTGGATCAAATGGTGATACTGTTGATTACTTAAAAAGTATTTTACCATACACAAGTTCAAACTTTGTTTTAGTTGGACCAGATCAATATAAATTTTTCTTGAAACGATTAGGTTTATTTTCATTAATTGATGTTTATACATCAAAAAAAACAGGTAATAATATTGTTTCTGACATTTATCATTTAGCAAAAACAAATACTGATTTATTAAATCAAATAAATAATAGTGATAATACATCAACATTAAAACAATTAGTTGAATCAAATTTAAATGAAATAAAATTATTGAGAAAGTTATTATTAACAGAAGGTGGTGATAATTTAATTAATATATTTTTAATTCCAGATATTAAAATATTTTATGGAAAAAATACAGATATTAATTATTTCAATGTTGACATCAATGCATTTTTATTAGATGATACTGAAAAGGGTAGAATATTAAATTATTTATCACAAGAAGCATTACAAGTTATAACAAATGAGGTAAAAATAATTGATCCAGTAATAAAAAAATATGTAATTAATGTTACAGCTCGTTTATATGATGATGCGGTTGATTCTAATGTAATGAATGAAATGATTAATAGTGTATCAGATTATTTCATAAATGATGCACGTAGAGACAGAATTCCAACCTCAGATATTGTTAGAATTTTAGATGGAATTTATGGTGTTGATTCTGTAACTGTTGAATTTATATCAGAAGCAAATGAAAATTACCACAAAGAATTTATAATAAAATCAGAACAATTCTTTTTACAAAATAAAATAGTAGCAAAAGATACAGATATTTTAATGAGTGACGGAAATTCATATGACGTTGAAAAAGCTGTAGGTTTGGATTCATTATTGGGAGATATTATTATTGAAAAAAATGAATTACCACTAATTCGTGGTGGTTTTACTGATCGATATAATAATGAATATGCAGTAACACCAGGAGTTGGAGCTTATTCTCCAGTTAATATTTTAATATTACCACAAAAAACTAAAAGAAAACAATTTAATTAATAAAAAAAAAGGATCTAATTAGATCCTTTTTTTATTCTATTAGTTTAGATAATGATGTTTCAGTCAATACATCATCACCCAAATAACTAACATTTCTTCCAGTAAACATTGAACGACCAATAATAGGACCATTTTGACGATAACCAATACTCAAATATTCAGTTTTAATTCCAATTGCATTACATGGTTTATAATTAGTTCTTAATTTAATAACTGTGAATTCTTCTGGAATAGTTTTACATGCTTTAAGATAATTTAAAATTGTAATTGCAGTTGATTTTATAAGTTCTTTTTGTTTTTCATAACCATATTTTTTTTCTGATTTTTCAAAAGCACAATTAATCCAATCCCAATTTGTATCTGAAAAATTTTTAGCATTAGAATATTTATCAAATAAATCATAATCAATATCAATTGCTATTAATCCATTTTTAAAATGTTCAATAACTTCTGGAATATTTAATTTTTTAACAGCTCTTAAAGTATACACAACTGAAGTTATTCCACCATCTTTAATTGTAACATCAGTGGCAGTTGATAGATAATTTAGAAGTATATCAACTAATTTGTGAAAAGTTTCAATAGTTAATGTATCTGCTTTTATATTAATATCATGATACTTAGTTATAGTTTCTTGTACTACTAAAGTATTTGTTCCGTCATATGGTCTTACTTTATTTTTAGAAACATAATTTTTTACTTCATCTAGTGATTTAAAAATTTTTCTAGTATTTGAATTAGTTATTTTGTATTCTTTCATATTTTTTAATTTGTATTATAAAAAATTAAAAATCAAGCTGTTGTTGATACATTAAGTGGATTTATTTCAGATCGCTCACTTGATTTTTAATTTATGTTATATATTTATTTGTAATATTATTTTTTGTTTTATTCTCTTTTATATTCAATAAATTCTTCTAAGTGTATTACAGGTTTTAAAACATATTTAGGAACAGCTATATGTCGCTCTATATAATTTCCATTTTTTTCTTTATCATTACAATATAATTTAACTAAATAATAATGATTACTATTAATTATATTTTCATTATAAAACTCCATAAATGATGAAATCTTATAATTTTCAATATTTTCAATATTTTTAGATATAAGATATTGATAAATTATATTTAATTTTTCTTTATACTTCATTTTAACCAAATTCTATTACTCCATTTGGATATTTGTTAAAAAATTTTTTTAGTTGTTCTTCTGTATCATGATAAGTTTGACAATTATTATTTTCAATAAACTTTAAAGTTTCGTCTAATGATGTTAATACTGTTTCAGGATAACTGCCTATTCTAAAAAGATCATGAAATTCACAATCTAATTGTTTATTTAGATATTCTTTATTTCTATAAAACCAAGTATGACAACCCATAATAATTAATTATTAATAAAATTAGAATATCTGTTTTTAAGAAATTTTGTTTCACCATTTTCTTCAAATATAATTATGGATGCTTTATTTATATCTTCTCGAAGAATATTAAAATAGACAATATTTAAATCATAAATTGGTGTATTTTTATGACCATATAATAAATCATCTCTAGTTAAAACTAATAATGTTTCTGTTTTCATATTACAATTATATTAATTTTAAACAAAGAATAAAAATAATGATATATAATATTGAATTCAAGACCTCTTGATACGCGAAATTTTTCGACAGATCTGTTATAATGACAGAAAGGTAGCAGGATTAATAAAAATAAATTGGATTCAAAAACATATATGAAAAAAAATAATAATACCACATCTAGTGGTACAAATCCTGTATTTAATACAGACAAAACATGGATTGGTGAATACCAATATATTAATGATCTTAATATAAATTCAAATCCATACATAGCAAATCCATTTTATGATCAAAATCAAGTGTATGGTCCAGCATCATGTATAAATACACCTTATGATTTAGGTTTTTTATTTGTTGAAAATAAAAATTTAGAATGTTATATTTTACACAATAACAATCGTTTAAAAAAATATCCAAGTAAATCATTTAGTGGTAAATCATTAATATATTTAAATGATAAAAGTGAATTTGAAATTGAAATGTTTAATCCAAATACATTTACAGTTGGTGTTAAAATCAAATTAAATGGTGAATATATTTCAAATTCATATTTAGTATTATATCCTGGTCAAAAACTAAAATTAGACAGATATTTAGATGAAAACAAAAAATTCTTATTTCATACATATGAAGTAGAAAATACAAAACAAGTAACTGATGCTATTAAAAATAATGGTTTAGTTCAATTAGAATTTTATAAAGAATATAAAAAACCAGTTCAACAATATACAAGAACAAGAGGATTTAATCATAATCCAAATATATTATATTCACATAATGCAAATGATGTTATAGGAAATGATATTACGTTTTCAACTATGTCATTTAATGATGTTAGTGGTGAAATTACACTAGATTCTTTAGAAACTGGAATTATTGGTAAAGGTAATGAATCAGATACAGAATTTACTGATGTTGATATTAATTTTGAATCATACACATTTACTACTGATGTTTTTCAAATATTACCATTATCACAAAAACCAATTGAAGCTAAAGATTTAGTTAAACACTGCACTTCATGTAATATGAAACTTAAAAAAAATTTTATATATTGTCCAAAATGCGGTAAGAAAATTAATATATAAAATTGTGAATAAGTATATTTATAATGAAAACGCGTTTAAAACAACAGATGATCCAGAAACTGCATATTGGTTAGGATTTATGTTTGCTGATGGTTGCATATTTAATCAGAAAAATAAATGGTCAGCATATTTATCTATAACTGATTTAGATGTTATGATACAGTTTAAAAAATATTTAGAAACAGATCAAAAAATAAAAATAATAGATAATGGAATTAGTAAAGTAACTAAACGTGAATTGAAAAAAACATACAAATTAAACATATGTGATCAAAAAATATGTAATAATTTAATTAATTTAGGTATGTATCAAAATAAAACATATACTTTAACATTTCCTAAACATATTAATAACATAAATCATTTTATACGCGGATATTTTGATGGTGATGGTTGTATATCTTTAAATGTTGGAAAAAATACTAGAAGATTACGTTTTAATATAATTGGTACATATGATATGGTTTATAATATTCAACAGCATTTAATAAAAGAATTAAATATATCAAAAACAAAATTATATAATCCAAAAAGTAGTCCATCAATATGGTCATTACAAATAGTAAATAGTGAAGATATAATCAAACTTAAAAACTATTTATACAAAGATACTAATGTTTATATGTTACGAAAATATGAAATTTTTAATATTGATGTAAATATTAAAATTAACGATAATTGCACATCACAATATAAAAACATATCATATAGAAAAAGTACAAACAGATGGAGAGCTTCGTTTTATGAAAATGATATAAGAAAAGAAAAAACATTTAAAACAGAATTAGATGCATATAATTTTTTAAAATCTATAGAATGGTACAAACTGTGGTAAAAAAGCTAAAAAAGATCATAAGTTTTGTGCAAGTTGTGGGACACAATTATAATAATATGAAAGGAAGTTTTTAACTTCCTTTTTTTATTTATATAATTGTCAAAAATAAATATAATGAATAAAATTAATATAGGTGATTATACAAATAATGGAACGGTCCAAATGATAGATAATCCGTGTGATTCTATTCCAGATCCAATTGTTAGAACAACAAATGGTATATTTAGATTAAGTGAATTAACTAAAATTGAAAAGGCTATTAAACCCGAACATGATGCATTAAAACAATTAGTTGATTTTAATACAGTTATGTCTTTGGATATTAGACCGGGTAAAGTAATTAGTGCTAAACGAATAAAAGATACAGATAAATTATTAGAACTAAAGATTTCTACAGTATTAGGTAAAAAAACAGTTGTAACAAATTTAGGAAGTCATTTCGACGTGGAAGATTTTGAAGATAAAACATTTATGTTTATTATGAATATGCCACCAATTAAAATGCGCGGTATTTTATCAGAAGCTATGATTATGGCTTCTACGTCGAAAAAATTCGATAATGCAACTAATACATATATAGACGTTCCAGAATTAATTAGAGTTAATATACCTATAAATTCAACTATTTTATGAAAAATATTTATGATATAAATGATCATAGTTCGTGGGGTAATACTATTTCTTGGAGTGGACCACGACGACTTTATGGTTGGTTTAATGCACCAAAATTAAAATTTGGTGATATTATTATTAGTGATATGAAAAGTGGTAAAAAATCTAATTTTATTATTGAAAAAATAGATTATAAAACTAATCCTTCTGATATGTTTTTTGCTGATGTATTTCCATTATGTTATGTAGGTGATGAAGCTGAATGTACAAGATTTAATGGGTTTATTGATGAAGATTGGCAATGTTTAAATAAATATTTGAACAAAGCAACAAACAAAAATTATACACAAGATGAATTAGAAAATATATTTTACAATTTATTTAGTGATAGAATAAAATTATTTGCATACACTTGGGGTATGAATGATTTGGAATGGAATGATTTAATTATAGAATGGTTAAAAACAAATAAAATATGAGTATAAAATTTAATAGTAAAGTGAAAAAAATAGTTGAACCTGGTAGTGATGTAGAAATTACATTACCTAGTGGATCTTATCGTGGTACATATGGTGGATATGTTTGTGTTATAAATTATAAAGATAAAGTTTATCAAGTGCACACAGAAAATGGTGTTAGAGGTTTTGGTTATAACGCAAATGTTATTATTGCTGAAGATGGATCTGGTACATTATTTTGCTAAAATTATTTTAAGTGGTGTTTGGATTATCCAAACACCACATCAATAGCATAACCATTAGCAAATAAACCATTTTCAAAGTTTCCAGCTTTAAATAATCCATTAAACCAGATACCCCCTTTCCATGTACCAGTAAATTCTGCACATATAAATGGTTCACCATCTGGAATTGAATTAAGTATATCAGCTGCAACATATGATGTAGTTGCTGGACTATTTATTATATTTAAACTTAAAGTTGCAGTAATTCCATCTGTTGCGGTATTAGCAATATATGATTTTGTTGTATAAGTTGATGAATTATATAAATCCCAAATATTTATAAAAGCATTTTGTGAGAAAGTATCAGCAATATTTGGTGTTGCAAGTAAATAAAATGCTTGATTATACAAATGTAAAGAATTTTCTATATGTTGAATATAACCAACTGTAGAAGTTAATCCCATAATACTATCATAATAAGATGGTGTAAATGTAATTAATTTATCATCATTAATAATATCAGTTATTGAACATTTATAACCACCAAACCAAATACCATCCCACCAAATACCAGTATTGAAAATACCTGATACAAATGTACCACCATACCAGTTACCATTTTTGAATTCACCACTATAAAATATTGAGCTGTTGTGTTCTGTATTATTGTTACCTGAGTGAAATTCACCACCATTAAACATTCCTTTTTTCCATATTGCATGAGATGAGTAAAGTAATGTTGATGATGTTGAGTTAATACCAAATCTAGCTGGAATTGTTGGATCTAATTGTGATAATAAACCATCTTTCCAAATACCAGTTTCAAAATCACCACCATACATTATACCGCCTTCCCAAATAATGTGCTTAATAATTCCATTGTAAAATTTACCTGTAGTCCAATTACCATCATTAATAATACCATTATTAAATGTACCATCAAGCCAAGCAATATAATCAATAATACCAGCATTAAATGTACCTGTTACCCAAGTACCATTTTCCCATTTTGATAATAAATTGTTGTTTAAATTATTAACAATTACAAATGTATTATTATCTTGAATACCAAATGCATTCCAAATACCATCCATCCAAATACCGTCTTTCCATAAACCTTGCATCCAAATACCATAACACCAAGTACCAGTTACCCAAGTACCTGTGTACCAAATTAATGTACCAGTTCCAGGACCATTATCTTGAGTACAACCAACAATAGCATTTTCAACAATAGTATCATCATTTAATATCCAAGCATATTGACCTTGACCATTGATATTATTTAAAATATTGTATTCAGATAAACCATCAATAAAACGTATTTGATTTATTGAATTTATACCTGGTTGAATAATTACTAAATCTTCAGATGCTTCTAACACATCGTATTTTTTGTTTATTTTACGTTCTGGTTGAGTTTTGTTATCAACACCAAGCTTGTATATAGATATAGGCTTTAAAGTTAATCTAGGATCAGATTTACGTCTATATGATTTTTCAACCATTACAATTTGTGTTGTACCATAAACTAGTGGTAAATCATATTTAGCAATGTAACATTTGTTAATATTAATACCACCTAAAACTCTGTAATAAATATTTAATCCAAAATTTGTATATCTTGTTAAAGGATTACCAGCACCATTAAATACATAAACACCGTTTTCTTCAGCTAATGTTTGAGTTGTTAACACAACTAAATCATTTAGAACTAAAACACTACCACCAATATTTGCAGGAGTTGTTATAATGTCAATATTTAATGCACTTGATGTTGCAACATCAATTCGTAAATCTTCTTCAAAATCAAAAAATCTATCACGTTTTAAAAAAGTAATTCTAGGAGAATTATTTTCTTTAAATAAAACACCAGTAACATTTGATATAAGTTTATCATTATCATTGTGTTGCATTAAACGATAAGCATAACCAGCAGTATCGACTTTATATGGTAAATATTGAGTTGAATCAAGTTCATGAGCTATTTCAATATTATTTATTGCATATAAGTCTCCAGAAATATCAGTACTAGATTGAACACCAGAAAAATATAAATTAGTACCACTAGCAAATACTGGAATAAATTCAAGTAAAGTAATTTTACCAATTTCTGTTGTTTCATCATATTCGATATTTTCAATCCATACATCAAAAATATCTATTAAATCTGTTAAATTTAATATAGTATCTTTAGCTAAATTATCAAATATTATTTCTTTATTCCATTTACCAAAATAAATAATATTACCTTGTAAACCAAATTTTGTTGTAGCACCGCCGACATATAAATATGAAGATGGATTTGTATCATCAACAAGCAATTGGAATGGAATAGTAGTTGCAGATGTATTTACAACACCAACATTTAAATATGATGTTAAGTATTTATTTAATGTATATTGTTGATTATAAATAGTATAATCAGAACTAATTTCATGTTTTAAAAAATACGTATCAATTGGTGTATTAACACTTGTTCCTAAATTTTGATAAATATATTCTGTATCTTGACGAATACCATTTAAAGCTAATTTAGCGGTACCATTTACTTCATCAACTACAAAATTAAAGTTATAAACTTTGCCTAATATAGTTTTATTTAATTTTTTATATAGATCAATAGCATTTAATTTTAAATTACCACTTTCACTACCATAAAAATTTAAAAAGTCCATATTTAAATTAAAATCATTAGCACCTAATTCACCAGCTAATATTAATTCGTTATAAAAATTTGTATCAAGTTTAGGATAAACTTCTAAACTTATATTAGTCAATGTTTTAGTTACAGATACAATTTGAAATACTTCAGTTAATGCATTATAAGCATTATTATCAATAACAAAAATAAAATCTAATTCAACCATAGCACCAGGTGAAAAATATAAACCTGTAGGTAAAATTTTCTGTGATCCGTCATAATTTATATTGAATGTTGTGGTATCAGTATTTTGAATAATATCAGTTGAAACATTTATATTATTTGAATTATTATTAAATGTTAAATTAGTTGTTTCAGTTGCTGAATTTTGGTAATATTCAAAATACGCAGGTGAAAATCCAACAGGACTATCTGCAATAAAATATTGACTTGTATATTTTTGTAAAAAATTAGGATTACCATTTATATCAGTTTCAGAAAATTCAATAAACGAAAGATCACCTAGTTGAGCATTATCTAAAACATATTTAGCACCACCTAAATCAGATGTGGCAAATACTTTATTTGCTTGATCATAATCTAAATACATTAATCTAAATGGATCTTCATCTTCTGTATATGGACCAGAACCAATTGGATGTGCAATATTAGTTTGTTGAGTAGAACAACCACAACAATTTGCATTAATTATTTGAGTAACGGATGCATCAATTGATAAATTATAATTTAATTGACATTTAACTAAATACGCATCACCTTGTGAATAAATCATAGGTAATAATGAATTAAGCGATGGAAAATGTGAATAATTAGTATCATTTTTATCTTCAATACGTCTTAAATAAAATTCCTTATTTGAATTTGTTTCACCTTGATACGTATAAACTATTTGGTTATAAACTTTATAATTATCATACATATCAAGAATAGGTGTTAAAAATTTATTCTTGTATTTGTAAATTCCATTATATTCTCTATAATCAATTAATGTATAATTACCGTTGTATTTATCAGCAATTTCGATAATATCTAAATGTTCATTTTTAAGCGTTATAACAACATAATTATTAAAACCTAACGTATCATATGAAACATTAATAATAGTGTCTTCAACAAAGCCTAAACTAGTTTTAACAATAGCTGTACTACCACTAGAAAAGTATTTTTCATCGCCTGGTGTAATTAATGCATAATATGTATTAGCTTGATCAGTTAAAGTTAAATCAGTTGGGTAGAAATTAAGAATATGATTTTCTTGGTTTTTAATTAAAACTAATTCATCATTAAAAATTTCCACATTATCAATAAATAATTGTTCATGTTTATCGTATAAGAATTCAATAAAATCTTTACTATGTTTATAGTAATTTGGGTATATTGATGTATAAATAACAACATCACTTGTTGATGCTTTAACTTCATATAAATTAGGAAACCAGCCTTTAATTGATTCACCGCGAGATTTATCAAAATACGCATGAATACCAAATCCATATTTATCATGGTGACTAATATTATTACCGACAATGTGTGCATTTTTGAATATTCTGAACCATTCATAAATATCATTAATATTATGAACTGGTAAATATACCACAGAAGGTGTTTCTATAGAAATAGGTTTATTATTTTCTTCGAATTCTTTTGAATTAAAGTTATTAGTTGGTTTAATCCATTTACCAGATTCGTCTTTAATAAGTTTTATCATATTATTTTTTTAGTTCTAATTTCCAGATAACAGTTTCATTCGTATGAATGATTCTATCATCTAAAGTTTTTATTCCCCCACGCATAATTATTGTTCTTATTTCATCTCTGAACATTGCTCGATTTTCAAAAGAGCAGTATTTTTCTAAATCAATATTAAAGATACGTTTTGTTGAAAATAAGAGATCATAAATCATATTTTCTAAATCACTTAATTCTTTTTCGTTATTAATTTTAATTAACGTTTTCATATCCCGTACAAAATTTGCTATTATACATTATATATAAAATGTAATAGTTCTAAAGAGCAGAAAGGATTAATTAAATATATAATTAGGTAAATAATTTAAAAATTATATGTCTGTAAAAAAAAGAGAAGGAAAAAGAATTCCAAAATATGAGCAGGAAGAAATTGACGCACATAAAGGAAGAGCAACATCAATGAGAACAGGAGTTCAGGAGTTCATTACTATGAAAGAATTACCGTTTAAATTAAATGATAAACAAAAAGAATTAATTAAATTTATACCAAAAAACAGAATCATTACAGTAACAGGTCCTCCCGGAACATCTAAAGCACAACCATTATCAGCAAAATTATTAACACCGAATGGTTGGATTACTATGGGAGAAATTAATCTTGGTGATGAAGTTATTGACGTTAATGGTAAAGCAACAAAAGTATTAGGTATTTTTCCACAAGGTAAAAAACAAATTTATAAAATAACATTTTCTGATGGTAGTAGTACAGAATGTACTGGTGATCATTTATGGTTAACATGGAATCATGCTGAAAGAGTTTATTATAAAAAAGTGAAAGGTAAAAAAATTCGTACAGAACACCATGGTACTATTAGAACAACAGATGAATTAATTAATTCATTATATGGAAAAGATGGTAGATTACAATATTCTATTCCAATAGTTAAACCTATAGAATTTACAAAAAAACAATATAAAATTGATCCATATTTATTAGGAGCATTAATAGGCGATGGACATTTGGGAACATATATTGGTTTTTCTACAAATGATAATTTTTTATATGAAAAAATTAATAATATTATTCAAAAAGATGGATATAAATTAGCTATTAGAAATAAAAAAAACGATTTTGTTGGTTGTAGTATAGTAAAAAACGAAAAAAATAATAATGAAAATATATTTAAAACAATTTTTCAAGAATTAAATTTATTAAATAAAAAATCACAAGATAAATTTATACCTGAAGAATATTTATTTGGATCTATTGAACAACGCGTAGCTTTGCTACAAGGTTTAATGGACACAGACGGATATATTTCAAAAAATACAATTGGTTATAGTACATCTTCAGAATTATTAAAAAATGATTTTATTAAATTAGTACAAAGTTTAGGCGGTATTTGTTCGTTTAATGTGGAAAAAACGTATTATACATATAAAAATAAAAAACATGAAGGATTACCTCATTATGTTATATCAATACGGTTACCTGAAGAAATAGAAAAAAAATGTTTTACATTACAACGTAAATTAGATAAAATTATATCTAAAACAAAATATAAACCGGTTAGATATATAGCATCGATAACTCCAGTTTATGTTGATCATGCTCAATGTATAATGGTTGAAGATGAAAATCATTTATATATTACAGATGATTATATAGTAACACATAATACATTTTTAGCTTTATATGCTGCAATTCAAGCATATATGTCTGGTGGATGTAAAAAGATTATCTTATCAAAACCAACAGAAGTATTATCTGGGACAAAAGATTTAGGTGCATTACCTGGTACTTTAGATGAAAAAATGCAGGTGTATATTGAATCATTTTTAGATGCTTTTGAAGATATATTATCAACAAAAGATTTTAAACATTTATGGACAGAAAAAATTATTGAATTTAAACCAGCTCAATTTTTACGTGGTAGAACAATTAAAGATGCTTATATTATTATTGATGAGTTTCAAAACTTTGATATTAAAGCACTTAAATCGATCATTACACGTTTAGGACGAGGTTCTACAATGATTTTTATGGGAGATACTAAGCAAAATGATATTAATAAAAAATTCGTAGCAATAGAAACTTTAAAAGAAATCATGGACGGATTACCAGGTTATTATAGTTTTCACTTTGATAAAGAAGATATTGTACGTGAAAAATTATTAATTGATATTGTAACACGATTTGAATTATTTGAAGACAATAACTTAATGCCTGAAACTATTAAAGGTGCATAAAAAAAGAGGATCAATTATGATCCTCTTTTCTTTTTATTAAATTATTGTTATTGTTTAATTATATTTAAATATTTTTCATTATTTAATAATTTTATATATTCTACGTGCTTCATCAAAATCTTCTTGACCGGGTTCTTCTGCTACACCATGTCTATTACTTCTAAAATATAATGTTGTATCTGTTTCAGTTGGCTCATTTTGATTACCATTATATTCAAAGTATGAATCATTTTCAACAATTCTAAAAATATCTTTTATAATTTCAAATTGTGTTAATGTGTTTTCATTCAATATTTGTTTAAATTCGTTAATAGTTGTTATCATAAAGTATATATTATTTTATTTTAAAAAATCATCATTCCATGATGATAATTTTGTTTTAAAATTAATCCAAGGCCAAGTTTTTTTAGTTTCGATAATGTTTTCATTGCAATATTCTTTATACCATAAATATTGTTCAAAATATTCATCTAAACACGAATTATCGTATGTATATCTAATTACTAATTGAAATGGTCCAATAAATATAAATTTAGCTGGTACCCATTCAAATCTTGGACTATTAAATTTATCTTTCCAGCCTAAATCATTTTTTGTAAAAACAATTGGAGATCCATACATTACATGATAATTAAACAATTTGAAATAGTTATTTCTATTAAATTTAGGTAATTCTTTTCTAATTTTTATTATATATGGATTATGATTTCTCGGTATATAATAAGGTGTTGCATATTTAATTTTACCAAAATATATTTTGGTTATTAAATTTTTAAATGGACTATTTTTAATATCTTTTACAATACTAAATGGTTTTAAAAAATCAATTATTTTTTTCATATACTGTTATATATTTTGGATTAATGTTTTCATGTGTTTATTTGTGTTACCACTTTTATGAATTATATTTTAAAATTCTAAATCATGTTCTTGATCAAATTTTTCTTTAGAACCTAATCTTTTAATTTCTTCATCTTTCCATTTTAGATCTCGACCTTCAACCTCATACCAATATGTTTGAATTGATTTAAAATTATTTTTATCCGGATGTTCATCTTTTAATACACTATTTTTATATAAATCATAAAAATAATTTTTCCCGTTTGGTGTTGATGTTAAAATTATTTTTTTATTATTTGATGCACATACTTGTGGAATAAAATTTATAAATTGTTCATGTAATTGTTCATCATGTGCATAATCTTGTAATGTGTATGAATCATAATTTGTATAACTATTTTTAGTATTAATTGTACCACCGTTTGTAAACAATATCATAGTTTTATTTGTTAAATTTATTGATGGTTTTAAAAAATATGGTAATTTATAATAATACATTTTAATATTATTAATTATTTCTACACTAGATAATTGTTTTTTACTTAAATGAAATATTTTTTTATAATGAAAAATCATATTATGTAAATATACTGCACTAATTATAGTATTATATCCAGTCTGTCTAGCAACATTATAAATAATAAATCTATTGTCTTGATATAATTTTATCCACTCTTTTTGATATGATCTTAATTTAATATGTAAATATTGTTCAATAAAATATATAATATCATTATAACATTTTGCATATTCAGATTTTTCATAATCATTTAAAACATAATAAACATTTGCATTTAATGTGTTCTCTATTCCCTTATAAAAAATATTTTTTCTTCTGGATATTACTTTACCATCATTATAATATTTAACTATCTTTTCCACGTATTCTTTATCAATATATTTCATAAAATGTACAATTTTTATTATTATATATCAAAATATATTCTCTTTGTTTAATAAATGTACAAATATTGCACATTTATAAATCTTCAAA